ACCCTGATCCTGTCTGACGGTACGCAAGCAAGCATCACCCTTTGTAACAAGTGCCAGATACCCCCCGAAGCGCTCCCCGGAATCTGGAGGCGGTGCCGTGAGGCCCAGGCTTACGAGGGCACCAATGCGACCCGCGTGCTTCGCGACGGATCGCTACCCCTGACGCTACGGCAGCAGTGGATACAGGGGAAAATCCAACTCGATATGGCCGCCGTGATTCCGCTCGGCGTGCTCTACGAAGAAAAGTGGCAGGAGGCATTCTATCGTGTCTGAGCCGATTCCCAGCGCTATCCGAAAAACACGCAAGCGCGAGAAGCCGAGACTATCGAGCGACCGGAGAGAAAAGATCGCCCACCGCGTCGTGACGTTTTTCGAAAACGACCTCGCGAGCCGGTCCGAAGAAAGCGATCGCCGCCTACAGCTTCACGCGAAGTATCGACAGTGGACATCGGGGGGAAGCAACATCTGGGAGGGGTCTAGCGACGTGGCTGTGCCCGATATGGCCGAAAGCTCGCTGCGAACCCAGGACACCCTGGTCAATGCGGTCTTGTCGACACGTCCCGCAATCACCTCGAAAGCAGTGGCCAAACATGACAAGGCCTTCGAGGAGGTTGTGGATCTCGTGACGGACACGCAGATGTTCGTCGAGCAGGACGGAGAGAAAATCCTTCAAGAGATGGCAGAGTCGTTTACTAACGACCCTGCGGTGCGGGTTTTTGTTCCGTGGGTCAAGGAGCGCAGAAAGCATACCGACGTGCGAACGTTTGAGCCCGTTCCGGAGGGGCAGGCGCCGAGGGCGCACTTCGAGGCCATACTCAGAGATGAGTACCCTAATGACGACCTCGGGCCCCAAGACGATGAGGGGTGGGACTGGGCGGCCCCCGAACCCGACGGGAAGCGCGTTTCGTTTTACACCGAAGATGATGGCATCAAGATGGTCGTCGATGAGAATGTCGTGGTCTACGACGGCCCGCGCGTGCTGGTCAAGGACTACGAGGATGTCGTACACCCGCCCGACGTAGCGAATCTCCAGGCGCCAGGCCCCAGCAACCCGCGTGGCGCGCCCCACGTTGTCCTTGTCGATCGGAACGTGACACTCGACGAGATCGAGCGGCTCATCGATTCGGGGTCCTATGACCTCGTGACCAAAAAGCGGATTCGAGAGTTGGCCAAGTATCCGTCGGCTAGCGACGAAACCCAGAACGCAGTGGCCGCGCAGCGCCGGGTGATGGCGGGGAAAGGCGAAAACACCGAAGAATCCGAGACGGGGCTCGAAAAGGGGCAAGTCTCGCACCAAAACACGTTCACGCGGCTGATTTGTTTCGATGTGTACGATATCGATGGCGACGGCGTGGCTGAAGACGTGATGTGGTGGGTGCTGCTAGAGGGCGAGGTTCTTCTTAAGGCCGCGCACCTCACCGAGATGTACCCCTCCCGCACGCCGCGGCGCCCGATTGTCGAGACCCAGTATCTACCCGTGCATGGCCGATCTGAGGGGATCAGCCTCTTGGAACTCACCGAGGGCGTCCACGACTGGACGAAAGAGGTGATCGACCAGATGATGGACGGCGGCACGCTGTCAAACTGGGGGGTGGGGTTCTACCGGCCATCTTCGATGATGAACCCGGAGACGATCCGTTTGGCGCCGGGGGATCTGTTTCCGCTTCCCGACCCGTCTCGTGACGTGCATTTCCCGAAAATGGGAAACGATAACCAATCATTTGGCCTCAATGTGATCGCAATGGCCAGGCAGATGCTCGAACGACTTACGCTTCAGGGCGACATTCAGTCGGGGCGGGTGCCGGTTGGGCGTAGCGCCGCACTCAGGACGCAGGGGAGCATTGCGATGCTGCTCCAGCAGGGTGACGCCAGGCCCGAGCGGGTGCTTCGGCGCTTTTTCATCGCGCTGCGCGAGATCTACCGCTGGTTCCACACCCACAACCAGTATCGGTTGCCAGACAAAAAGGAGTTCCTGGTGGTCGGGCCACTCGAACCCGGCCAAAGCCCGTATCAGGTGATTCAACGCGACGACATCCGCGGTGAATTTCAGTTCACGTTCAACGCGAATATCCTCAACTCAAACAAGCAGGCCCTACAGGCGTCACTGGGATCTGCGCTCAGCGTACTCGCTACGCCCCTTGCCATCCAGTCGGGGATTTCGAACCCGGACTCGCTGTACAGGCTGAAGCGGGATTACGTGGCGTCGCTGGGTGTCGACCAGGACCGGTACGTGAACAAGCCCACATCCGAATCCCACCTCCCGCGTATCGACGCTGGAGAGGCTTTTGTCTCGATTATGTCCGGTAGGGTCCCGCACGGCGTCCCGCTGGAACCCGCTGCGGAGCACCTCGCCAAGCTACAGGAAATTCCCGAGCAGGTGGTCGAGGTCGACGGCCCGGACGGGCAAAAGGTCAAGGCCCAGGCCATCGTGTTCCTCGACTCCCCGGAAAAGGTGGATATGTACGCCCAGTACCTACAGGACGTGGCCGAACGCGCCCAGCGGGAGGCCCAGGCCGCCGCACTGGCCCAGGCTGCCGCGCAGAACCAGGGGGGCGGCAACCAGCCCGGCCCCGGTAGGCCCCCAGAATCAGTGGATGCGGGGGGCGAGCAGCCACAGGTCCAGGGGTCTGAGCTTCTGGATGAAACCCTACCCAGCGCCCGTGGTGAGGTCGGATAATGTCGGTGACCCTCAAGGATTGGCAAGAATTCAGGGACAGAAGCCAGGTGGCTTTTGTCGGGCAGCAGCGGTCGGAACTAAAGCGTATGACCCAAGCCGCAGTATCCGCCGAGCGGCTCACGGGTAACCCGGACTGGGACTATTACCTGTCGATCATTCAGGCAGAGGTCGAGCGCTGCGAGGCCGCCGAGGACGCGGCCAAAGAGAGCCTCGTTTCGCCCCACGGCGACCCCCAAGAGGCGAGGGTTGCCGCGATACGCTGTCGCGAGCGGGCCAACGCGCTAAGAGACGCGATTCGGATACCCAAGGCCATCATCGAGAATGGGAAGGGGGCTGGGAAAATGCTGAGGAAATACGACCTTGGCTAATTCGCGCTCGAAGTGGATTCAGCAAAGGTGCCCAGATTGCGGGGCGCTACTGGTTAAGTCGGCGGAAACGCTAGGCATTTTACTTGAAGTGCGGTGTCGGCGCTGTAAGCGGGATATTGTGCTGGGTGAAAAAAGTTTCAAAAAAGATAAAAAACCTGTTGACGGGACACCGAAACTGAGGCATACGGCAACTATATAGCAACGGCCAGAGCCTTCTTCGCACCCCTGCGTGCTCATCGGGCCACCCAAGTTGGGTGGCTTGTTGTGTATCAGGGGGAAACCATTGGCCGATCAGGGCGACCTAGAGTTCCAAGAATCTAGCGAAGATCCTAATAGCGAACCGAAAGAAAGCCAGCCCAGCACTGACGCAACTGCCGAGCGCATCGCCGCGCTAGAGGCCACGATCCATCGCCTCGAAGGACGGCTTTCTGCGCCACCGCCCCAAGCCGCGCCACCCGCGCCCGAGCCGGTCAAGACGTTCTCGCGCGAAGAACTCCAGCAAATGGTCGACGTGGGGACGATTACCGAGTCCGAGCGCGACCGGCGCCTCGACGAACAGCGACAGGTGGAATACGAACAGAAGATGGCCGAGAAGCTGGAGGCCATGAAGGGCGACTTGCGCGTCGAAGGGCAAATCCAAGCCCTTTGCGACCAGTACCCCGACCTGCTGGACGACTCGACCGAGTTGGCCCAGAAGGCGGGTAACGAGTTCCGGTACCTCCATTCGATTGGCTTGCCCCCGACGCTTGCGACGAAGCTGGCGGCAATCCGGAAGGTATGCCCCGAGACAAAGACCAAGGTGCGCGAGACGACGCGAGAGAAGCGACCGACCCATGAAGAGTCGGGCGGCACGGGTGCAGGTGGGGGGAAGACCGCTGCGTGGGGCAAGGGGCTCCCGCAGGAGATCGTGACCCACTATCAGTGGCAACTGGACCAAGGACAGTTCCCGGGCGGCGTGAAGAACGAAGATTTCCAGAAGGAAATCGAGATCGCAAGGAGCCGAGTCCATTGAGTGCCGGCCCCCAGCTAATCCTGCCCAAGCACGTTGGCGATCGGCGCTATAAGCGCGCAGTCGACCCCCGGCGCGTGGCCAACGCCAAGAAGGCTGTTGGCACGATCAACCCCCGCGTGCAGCTCAAGGAGCACCCGGGCCGCCCCCACGGGATGCCCCACGGCTCGTGGGTCTGGGACCTGACGTGTCTGCGCAAGGTCGTGCTGTTGTGCTTTGCGTGCCAACACAAATTCGACCACAAGCGCAACGACTATTACATGGACGGCCGGCACCCGTTTTGTACGGCCAGGTGCGATGGGTGCCGTCGTCTGGGTCAAGCGAAAATGTATATCCACAACTCGGCACTCGCCGAACCGGGCGGCCGGCTGATGTCAGGCCAAGTCGTTACGCCGGTCTAGGAGGAACATCATGGAAGTTGTCTCGTATCTGTACGGTGGCGGTCCCCATATCAAGCGATATCAGGCGGGCACCACGATTACCACGCGAGGTATACCCCTGCTCGGCGCGGTCGATGCGGGAACGGACCTGGGAAGTGTCGAGCCGAGTACGGCATCGACCCCGGTAAACACCGGAAGCCAGGTGGGTATCGGTCTGGATCTTACGGGAACGGTGGCCGCGACGGGCGCGACGACCGCGGACATCATGGTTACTGTCGAGGTCCGGCCGGATGCAATTATCCGCGCCAAGATGAGTGGCGGGACCGCTTCGGACACTGCGCTTGCAACGACCACGGCGACCTCTGCGGACACCACGGGCGCGACGGTAACCGGCTCAACGACATACGACAACGGTGCTGTCTGGGGCTATACGGGCGCCAACGTCGGTGAGTACCGGCGTGCAGATGACACCGCTGGGAGTATGGCTATTTCGTTCCCGAACGGGATTCTGACCACGGATACCTATATCGCGGTTCACGGGTTCCCGTGCGGGGTCGAGCTGACGGCCGTGGAGACCCACGACCTCACGGCGACCCTTGACCAGCTCGTTGCGCAGACTGCGATCACAGACAAGAACGAGTTTGTGATCTACGACATCGAGCCTAACGCCGCCGACAACGACGGCATCAACAACTCATACTTCCATCTGATTCAGAACAACCACCTGTTCTGTTCCAGCTCACTGGCGTAAGGAGGAACCATGCCGTCCCCGCACATTTCGACTAACTTTGGAGACCTGCTGGACATTCGTTTCCAGCGGATCTTCCACGACAATTACAATCCGATTCCTCCCAAGCTGAAGATGCTGTACAACATGGTTCCCACCAACGGGAGAAACGATATGCGTTTCTCGCAGGTGGGTACGCTTCCAGACTGGACTGCATTTGATGGTTCGGTGAACTTCAAGTCTATGAACCAGGGGTATGACACGACGATTACCCCGGTCGAGTTCGCGTCGGGTGTGATCGTCGAGCGGAAGCTCCACGCAGACGACCAGTTCAATATCATGGATGCACGGCCCCGCGGCTTGGCGCGCGCCGCGACCCGCACCCGAGAAAACCACGCAGCCGGCGTATTCAACAACCACGATTCGGTGTGGACCACGTTCTACAATAACAGTGAGGCCGTGGCACTCGGGAGCAATTCGCATACCACGACATCGGGTGCATCGACCGCATCTGGGTTTGATAACCTGGGTACCGCAGCGCTTGCGGCTACGGCCGTAGCGAGTGCGCGTATCAACATGGTCAATTTCCGCGGCGATCAGGCCGAGAAGATCTCTGTCGTACCCGACGAAATCCTCTACCCGCCCGACCGGTACGAGGAGGCCTACGAGATCATCCAGGCCAGCGGGAAGGTCGATACCGACCTGAACAACCCGAACGTACACCAGGGACAGTATCGCGGCATCGAGTGGAATTTCCTGACCGACACCAACGACTGGTTTTTGATGGACTCCTCGATGCGCAAGGAGATGCTGCACTGGACCGATCGAGAGGCCATGGAGTTCGCGTTTGTCGAGGACTTCGACACGTTCCAGGCGAAATGGCGCGGCTACATGCGCTACGGCCTGGGCCACTCGGACTGGCGGTGGATTTTCTGCCACTCGGTTTCTTAGGGCTACGAGGGGAGGCAACGTGCCGAACAAGCGATTCGAAAAGTTCCCCGGGAAGGGGCACAAGACCGGGGTTCGCGGGAAGCACGATGACCGGATGCCGATGAAGACGGCAAACTGGGCGGGGCTTCCCGGCCCGACGCAAAAGAAGGACCGCAGTGGGGGGGACCGCAGGGTAAAGATCCACCCCAAAAGCGTTGGAATTTAGTGAAGTCAAGAGCCTAGCGGGCTAGGCAGGGGAGACGACATGGCAGACGTGAAGGTCCTGGGTGTTGGCATCAAGTCCTTTGGGGACGTGTTGACGACGGGCAATATCATTTTTGTGGACAGCGGCCACGCGCAGGCCTCAGACGGTAACTACGGCACCAACACCGAACAGCCGATGGCCACGATTGACGCGGCTATCGGACGTTGTTCGGCCAACAACGGGGATGTGATTCTGGTGCTTCCCGGCCACGACGAAAACCCCACGGCATCGATCACGATGGACGTGGCGGGTGTGTGGATCAAGGGGCTCGGGTGGGGGAATAGCCGACCCACCGTGACGTTTGGCGCATTGGCCGCCGCAGTCGACATGTCGGCAGCGTCGTGCCGTATCAGCGGTATCCGGTTTGACCTGGGAGCCGTTGCGGCCACCGTGACCAACGCATTCAACATCACGGCTGCCGGGTGTATCGTGGAGGATTGTGAGTGTGTCGCTCACGCCACGAGCCAGTTTACGAACTTCCTGACGGCTACCGATGTCGAGCAGGTGGTGATCCGCAAAAACCGCTTCGTTGGCCTTAACGGGGCCAGTATGACCTCAGGCGTGGTGGTCGATGGATGCGACTACATCACGATTACCGACAACGTCATCCAGGGGTTTTTCTCCGAGCACGCGCTAGACAATACAACCCCGGCATCCGCAGATGAGGTTCTCAACTGCGTGATTGTCGACAATATCATTCACAACTTCTCGACGACGGCAACCGATTTGATCGTTGACCTCGACGATGCGGCGACCGGCACGGTGGCGCGAAACCTCTTGGCCTCTGAGGCCACGGACGGATTCGCGGCGGGATTCGACCCGGGCAATTGCGCGGTGCTCGAAAACTACGTGTGGGATACCGCAGATCAGAGCGGCGGCCTGAACCCGAGTGCTTCGGCGACCTAATGGAGGCGAGACATTCCCGTGAGAAAACTCGCCATTTGCTACGCCTGGGAGCCCCCGTTCGCCTACGCCGAGTTCATGGAGCACGCGCTCAACATTCGCTGCCCGAAAGGGTGGGAAATGCGCTGGTTTCGTGGGATGGCGTGGTGCGTGTCGCGCTCGCGGAGCAAGGCCTTTGAAGATGCGCTGAGCTGGGGTGCAGATGCCATCTGCCTCGTAGACACGGACCACGTTTACGAGCCGGATGTGATGTGTCGGCTGATTGCACGATTTGAGGATGGCTACGAGATTGTGGCTCCCCGCATCCCGATGCGAGGGTATATCCGCAAGCTCGGGTTTAAGCCCTTCCAAAAGCTGGGGTGGCGCTTTGATGATAAAGCCCGCTCGGGCGAGATCAGCGTGGTGGACTCCAAGCTGATCCCCATCGACCCGAAGGATGGCGACATCCAGTGGGCCGAGCTTCCGAATCCCGGCACCCTTCTCTTCCCCGCAAAGTTCCTACGCGGAATGCAACGGCCGTGGCTGTATGAGTTTATCGACCGAGAGACGTTTGGGCTCAAGGGCGGTGGGGACACCTACTTTGTGCGCCGGCTCCAGGTAGAAAACAGCGCGAAGGCATGGATTGATACGACGATTGAAGTGAAGCATCTCAACATCTTTGCCATTGATGAAACCTACAGCGAGCGGTTCTCCGATTGGTCTGAGCCTGGAGTCGGCGACCCGAGGCTTTGCAACTTCGATGACGTAGGGAAGCGGGTGCGATGATATTCGGCGTGGGATCAGGACGGTGCGGGACCAAAAGCCTATCGAAGGTCCTGGTGCTGACCCACGAGGAAATCCCGCTCCCCTGGGAGTTTCATGGGCAGCGGTTCGAGGATGCGATGCTCAAGGTGGGCCGGTCGCGCGGTGACGTGTCGCTGACCTGGATTCGGTATGCACGCGCCATCTGGGATCGGTACCCGGACGCTAGATTCGTGTGCCTAAAGCGCGATAAGGACGCGACGGTCAAAAGCTGGGTCAAGCAGATGAGCGGCCGGAAGAAGTTTGGCATCTACAGCCTGTTCGAGAACCTGAGGACCGGGAAGTACGAGGTTCACAATATCTTCCCGGACTACGGCGATATGCCGATCGAGGAGGCCGCGCCGAGGTTTTATGAGGACTATTACGCCGAAGCCGGGCGGTTGCAAGAAGAGCACCCGAAACGGTTTCGGATTTTTGAGAGCCCACACGTTCTAGCCGACCGCAAGTACCAACGCGAGATGCTGCGGTTTTGCGGCAGCCGGGCCAGGGTCAACACGCGCGTTCACGAGACAAGTCGCGGAGACCGCAAGCAGCACGAGTTTCAAAACCGTATCAATGATGTCGTTGCTGCCGCGATATCCGACACGATGGAGCTGTCTAAAGAGGATTTCGGAAGGTTGTTTTCGATGGGGAAGCGCTATTTCGGGGACATCACGCCGGAGGATTTGAGACTGCGAATCCAGCGCACGGACGCGCTGGACCCGTTCTATAACCAGATCGCAGCGAGATCAGCCCCACTCTAGGAGGAACACGATGAGTCAACCGCTCGTGCAAGAACAGGACTACCACCAAAAGGATCAGACCAACATCCCGATGCCCAAGACCGGAACCTACCTGCGTCCGGCCAAGGCGAAGGCGATGCGGGAAGAAGCCGACAACATGGAGCGGATGCTTTCGAACCCGCTTCTCGCCGAACGACTCGAAAACGCGAGCGCCACGAGAGACCGGCTCAACCAGGTCAAGCGTGGCCTTGAGATCCAGTCGGCACCGTCGCTATCGCCTGAGCAGCGCGACATTGCGGCCCGTCAGGAACAAGCCCTTCGGGACGAAATCGCTTCGAAGATGTGCTCCCAGGAAGAGATGCGCAAGTCACCTCCGGGCGCGCTTGGAAAGTATCGACGCGGCGAAGACAGCCCCGATGTCAAGTCAAAGATCCTGCGCTGGAAAAACCTTCGACTGATGCTCAACCCGGAGAACACCGACCCGGATCTGTGCAACATCGAGACTTTTCGCACGAAAGTGTCGACGCTCAACATGGACAATGCGTTTATCCCCGGCAAGACCATGATCATGGCCCCGGACAGCGACCATTATCGGGCCAACCACGACCGGACGTTTGGCAACTCACCGGAGGTGGACGAGATCAAAAGAGAGTTGGCTGCGCTCAGAGACGAGCTTGCTGGTGCGGCCAAGGCGAAGCCCGTAAATGGTAACGGGAAGCGCCGCGCGAAGCGGCCTCAGGTTTCCTTGCCGTGTGGCCGGGCGATGGCCAAGCAGGGCATCCCCGCACACACGAAAACCTGCCAGAAGTGCCAGGAAGCACAGGACGGAGAAGCCTAGCCCATGGGTTCGACCACACAGCCGACGGATTTCTCAGACCTCTATACGAGTCTGGAAAATCGCGTGAGCGCGCAGACGGGCGTGACGGCCACGGAAACGCAGGCCAAGCGGTATATCAATACCGCGCTGATCGATATGCACGTCGGCTTCTCGGAGGGGTTCTCGTGGGCCGAGCGTCGCAGTCAGATTGTCACGCAACCCCAGTACACGGACGGGACGCTCTCGGTGTCTGTGGGGGGTACGACGCTCACGGGGTCCGGGACGCTGTGGAACACGAATAACGATTACGGCGTACCGAACATGCGTGTCGGCGGGAAGATCGTGATCGCGGGGGCCTCGGAGGTCTATGAGATTACTGCGGTGGCCAGCGACACCTCGGCGACCATCGGGAATGTGTATGTACCGACTACGGCGGCATCGGGAGATAGCTATGTCTATTTCGAGGATGAGTATGCGCTGGCCTCGGACTTCCTGCGCCCGATTGACCAGCGCCGCTTCTCTCAGGGGGCTACGCCGATTGGCCTGATCTCCAGGACAGAGTTTCGGATGCGTTTCCCGGATAATCGCTCGCCGGCCACGCCGTCCATCGCCACGCTGATTGATATTGGGTTCTCTGGGGACACGTCACGAAGGCGGCGCATTCGGTTCCACCCGCCGCCCTCGACGGCGATGGTCATCCCGTATTCGTATATCACTTCGAACCTCGCCGTATCGAGTAGCGGTACAGAGCAGGTGTCTCTTTCGGCGGACGCCGATGAACCGATTGTCCCGCTCCAGTACCGACATGCGATTGTCTTGCACGCGCTTTACAACTGGTATCGCGATAAGCGTGACGACTCGCGGAGCCAGGAGGCCAAGGCGGAGTATGTCGACCTGATGCTTCGGATTGTGGGCGACCACGAGATCGGCAGCCCGCGCCCCCGGCTGGCGGCGCGTGTGGGTCCGTACCGCTCGCGGGCGAAGCGTCCGTGGCGTGGCGGCAGTGGTCGTTACGATACAAACGGGTGGTTTGACCGGCTTGAGGACATTCGGTAATGCCGCAGTATCCCAACATCACAACCCTGCGCCACGTCTTTGACGGCGGGTGGGCTACGGACTTTGGCCCGACGGCCGAGGTCCCGGTGTCCGAAGCGGGACTGGTTAGCATCCCCTTCCTGCTGAATGCAGAAGACGTGATGCTCGAGTTTGATGGCGCCCCCCACAAGATGGGGGGGGCCGAGTTGCTGTATAGCACCGCACTCGAATCGGGTGCGGAGATACGCGGGATCTTCGATTACTGGCGGCTGGGGAATGCAGGGGCGCCGGCCCAGAAGCGCATTTTGCATGTTGGCACAAAGATCTATAAGGAC